TGAAAAATAAATCAAGTGCCTACTGCGCCACTCACAATGTTCAAGTAGTCCAAAGACTTTTTGAAACAGAAGAGGCTGTCATGGAGAGATTGGAAAGAGAGTGCGCCAAGATTGCTAGTCGATAGAAAAATCGCTGCGACCCAATGCGAGGTCTCACCCGAAATGATTACCTACCTCACCAAGCGAGGTTACGTGAAAAAGCATTTCACTTTGGGGAACAACTGGAACTACCAAGTCGACCTAGACGAAGTCAAAGAGCAGTTGCTTTTAGGTAAATCTCGTCGGGGAAACCGAACCGCCAAGTCATATCGCAAACGAAAATCGGATGGAACTTTCGTCTAATTTCAAAGCACTTTTTTTGAAGCCCTCGTAAAATCGAAACCCTTGATTTTACGGGGGTTTTTCTTTTGTTTGTAAAGAGAAACTGCTGCTGTCTCTCACCTCGCGCCAAAAAAACTTTTCAAACTCCATGTAACAATGTAACTATCGAACTTTGTCAAAACTTAGTTCGACGGAAGAGACTGCCTTTTCTGAAGTTCTTATCGACGTTGAAACTTCGATAATAAAACTCCAAAAACTGTCGGTCGGGCCATAAGTCTCTCCCCGATTGGCCCGATCGACTTTAACTTTTAACGAAGGACGTTCATGACAAGTCAGGAAGCTACCGGATCCGGCCCGGACTCAACTTTAAACGAAGCTGGCGTCGACCCGTTCGGCAAGCCGGTTGAAGAGAAAGCTATTATACAAATCGATACCGCTATCGATCTACGTCCAGACCTGTCCGAACTCGGCATCGACGAAACAGATCGCGGCATCTGCGAAGACACATATGAGAACCGTCACATATTACGTCGTTCAAAGTTGAACTGGATCCCGGTATATGCAACCAACGGCGTGCCAACCGGATTGATCCAGGCGATCTCCCAAGAGATGGCGACTCAGAAACGTATCATCTCCCTGGGTGAGAAGCGGCCTCTCCTTGTAGACCCTAATAACCGCAACAGCGACTACCTAACCGGATACGATCTCATTGCAGAAGAAGCAACCGACTACCTCGTTCCACCTTGGGTGATCGGAGCTACGCGTGCCTGGATGAAGGAACAAGATAGCCCCGTTAAAAGTCCGAAGCGTCAACCGGCAGTTCTCCCAACTCGATGTGCCGCCGTTAAAGACGATGGCATTCGCTGCCAGTTGTGGTCTTCGGGACGTCTACAGGATGACTCGCTTTGCCGCGTGCACCTGAGGTCGATCAAACATCGTCCGGGAGATGACATCGAACGAGCTCGTCAAAAGTTGACCCAGGCGGCCCCGTACGCAGTCGACGTCCTCGAGACTATGATGGAGTTTGCTGAGTCGGAGCCCGTCAAGCTAAAAGCTGCCACGGAGATTTTGGATCGAGCTGGCATCCGCGGTGGTGTCGAACTTGACACGAACGTCAATATCGATGTCCGCCCCGCGGCGTCGATCATTGCTGAGCGTTTGAATCGCCTGGCGGTTAACGCAGCTGATGCAGCTGCAAGATTGAACGAAGCGGGGATCGCGCTAACTTCTAACGACGTTGAAGCGGCGGACCCAAAGATCATCGACGCTGAAGTTGTTGAAGACGACGCCCCGGAGATCGAAGGCGGCGAAAAAGAATGAACGAAGCTACGTTAGAACTTGCGAAGGATCTAGCTCTTCAGCTAGCCGATGACGTAAAGTTGGCATCTACCCGCATCGAGCATGTAAGATTAACTACAAGGGCCAACGAGGCCGCGCTGCTTGTGCAGCAGATCGAAGAGACGTTGAATGTTCAAAAAGAAATCAGCGGCAGCTAGCCGCTTAGTCCAGGAAGCCGAATCACATGTCGGCTATACGGCAAACCAGACGGTACCCGATATCTTTAGTTCTTCCATCGGCCGGCCAGGCATCCCATGGGCTGGACCTTTCATCGACGTCTGTGCCCGTAAGGCAGGCATCCGATTACCGTCCTTCGTTAACACGGCGAGCGCTTTAGCAAGCTTCATTAAAACTAACCGGATCTTCCCGCGGCCAGAACCTGGAGACATCGTCTTTTTTCAAACGGCCAGTGATTCCAACCACGGCCAGCCGCACGTCGGAATAGTAACCGACGTCGAACACTTTGAAGTTCATGGCATGTTTCAATGCGTCGAGGGGCAAACCGATAGCGGCACGCCAAAAGGACTGGCCAGTAGAAACGGTGTATATAAACGCAACCGCTACGAATACGACGTACTCGCCTTCGCGCGTCCCAACTTTGAACGAGCTGAAGCTACAGCTCAGCTCGAAGATCCAGGTAAAGATTTAACGAAGCCCGTCGTCCAAGGTCCAAGCATCAAGGCCGGCATGAAGCACAAGTACGTGGTGCACATTCAACTGGCGCTCGCGGAAGTCGTCGGATTGCATGGGGCGAATCGCGGAGAGTTCGATCGGAAGACCCGCGCAGCATATGCAAACTTCCAACGAATGATTGGTTACGTCGGGGACCAGGCGTCCGGTCTACCAGACTCTGCTTCGTTGAAAGTACTGGCCCAACTCAGCGGCGCGTTCCGCGTCATCGATTAGAAGATCCCGCCGCCAGGTAAACTTTTAACGAACCTCCATCCGATGTCCCGCCGTCCCGCCGGATCCTGGAAGGCGACATCAAACTTTTAACGAACGTCGACGAGCTTGAGCTCAGCGGCCCGGAAGCTGCAGACTTTTAACGAACGGTTCGTGAGATGACGGGACTTGACAAACCGGGACTCGTGTGTCGGAATAGTTTTTGTAACGGTTTGATAACGAAGACGGCGAGCGCGTGCTAAGATTCAATAACGGCACGTATAGCGGCCAGGAAAGGTTAACCGATGGAAGAAATGGACTTCGAGACTTGGCTACAGTTCGGCGTGGACAAGGGCTGGTGCGGCGCGCCAGTATGTGAACCTCATGACGGCCTGCCTATGACCGAGGAAGAAGAGACCGCTTACTCTGAGGGCGAGGACCCATGCGTGCATGTCATACGTCTGTACGAAGATCTGGACCAAAAGGCAGGCGTGGAGGAGAACCATAGCCCATCAGTCTGGCGTGCCTCTAACCGCGGCTTGTCGCTATAACCCTTAGGGCTTGTCCAAAAATCAATAACCGCGAGCTGTTCTAAGATGTAAATATGGAACACTACGAGATACACCTCATCACCGAACCCAACGGCGTTCAGTCTGCCCTAAGTGCTGGCCTGCTAGATAGCCCAGAGAATCTAGCGTGCGCTCATTGCGAGGAGATAGTTGGTGAAGACCTTGATGATTTTTATCCATTTGCGATTGTCCTTGATAGTTTTGATGATGTTTGGTTCGTATGTGATGAGTGTTACACGCCTGTCATAGACCCACAAGCCTTTTAGGTCTATCGTTATCGTTTCGTTATAAAGCAGTTTTCACGAGTTTCGTGAAATGATTTGGCAAAATGTCCTAGCGTGTGCTTTACTTCTCTTATGCACACAATCCAAATAATGCTGGTGGAGGCTGAAACTCCACAAGAGGCTTTCGAGTATGTCGAGAGCCAACTATCAGAGGGCGAGCCACGCTGGTCTGATTGGCACAATGCCTCTAACGCAAGCACTCTCAACTTCGCTGGTCGCTGGGAACACGACCTATTTATTACTGATGAGCAGAAAAAGCAGATAGAGGCAGGAACTCTCGACAGGTCGGAAATCCCTAACTACCTCTGCTACGCAGACGACCAAGAACTAGCAGACCAAGTAATAGGTCAGTTCCTTAGTTGGCGTAAGCAATCCCTACGAGAGAATGTTCCTGTTGGGCTACCAGACCTCACCACTCTTATTGACAACTACGACCACGCAGAGGTCGCACTAGGCACTCCTCTATCTATGGAACTCTGGAAACTCGGTAAGTTGGTTCAGTTGCTAGGTGATGATTGGACTTATGAGAGTTCTATCTATGACCTCCAATACTATTCAGCAAGCCTCGGCAACTTCTACGAGCGTTGCTCGAAAGCACCCCACAAGCAGTTCCTAATCCCTGTGGATTTTCACCACTAAATCTCAACTTGACACGAACTTCTAACAGGAGTAAAGTCAGACTTGTCAGACAAACGAAAGGACAAACCAAATGTCAGACCACGCAGAACTAATCGGCAAGGCACTCTATCTTGAATTCCGCAAGGGAGTAAATACTGCCCAAATCATCATCACCCCAGAGGGTATGGACAAGGAGGGGAACTATGTGCCTGTATCAACTTGGAGGCGACAGATTTCCACTTGGTCGCCTAAGAAGCCTTGGCGTTGCTACTCCTCACCAAACGAAACTCTGCTCGCAGAACGCAAGTCAGAGTGCGTAAAAGAGATTGCTGGAAATCCAGACGAGGCTCTCGCTATGGCACAGGCAAAGGAAATGATTGTCGGTTTGACCAAAACCCTCAATGACCTATACGATAACAAGTGGGAACTCTACAAAGAGCCAATCGTATTGGACTTCTCTATGGAGGACTTGCTAAACACTAAGGCTTGGGAAACTCCCTCGGCACTTATTCGTAGAGTATTGCGAGCCAGAACAGAACTAGGATTTCCAGAGGAACTCCTAAACGAAACAGCAGAGTAAGAAAGGACAAATTCAAATGACTACTGCGACTACTACATACACCTCGGTTGAGTTCGAGGAACTCACCACAGAAATCAAAATCACCACCTCTGATAGACTTTATGAGGGTCTTGGCGAACTAATCACCTCGATTGCTGGTCAGGGTCTAATGCCCTCACTAGCAGAGGCAGAAATCGTTACCAAGCACTTTCCTAACGCTGGCAAACTGACCAAGCGTGGGGCAACCAAGAAAGAGGAAACTCCTGTGGAAACAGAGGCTCTTATTGGCGAGGGAACTTACACTCGACCAAATGGTATGGTCTATCACTCTCGCAAGTGGGGAACTACTGACAACGCTGATGTTGAGGTTCTACGCAAGGCTCGTGAGGTCGGTCTATTCGCCCTCCTTTATGGTGCGCCCGGCTGTGGTAAAACAGCACTCGCAGAGGCTACCTTTGGCGAGGAACTAATCACTATCCTCGGCTCTGGCGACACAGAGGTAGGCGACCTCATTGGAGGTTATGTCCAAACCCCTAGTGGCGGTTTCGAGTGGGTTGATGGTGCGTTGGTTCAGGCTGCCGAACAGGGTCGCCCAATCCTGATTGACGAGATTGGTCTGATTGACCCGAAAGTTATGTCGGTGGTCTATGGCTTGATTGACGGGCGAAAAGAACTCGTTATCACCCAGAACCCAGAGCGAGGCATTGTCAAGGCTAAGGAGGGTTTCTACCTAATGGGTGCTACCAACCCGAACGCCCCAGGGGTCAGGCTTTCAGAGGCTCTGCTCTCTCGTTGCCTACTCCAAGCAGAAATGACTACTGACTATGGCTTGGCTCAAAAGTTAGGCGTTCCTCGTCTGGCGATTACTGCCAGCCAGAACCTCTACAAGAAACAGCAGGAGGGTCAGATTACTTGGTCGCCTCAAATGCGAGAGTTGGAGGCGTTCAGAGAAACAGCGAACATCTTTGGAACTAAGTTCGCTGTCGAGAACCTCCTAGCCTCCTCCCCTGAAAACGACAGGGCGGTTGTGGCGGAAACCTTTGCCAGAGTATTTGGCGAGGAATTCCGACCAGCCAAAATCTAGGTTATTGTCCTTTCCCTAGATTTGGCGAGGGGCAGGATAGTTTCCCCCAACTATCCTGCCTCTCTTTTTCTAAATGGACTTGACACCTAGCACCAAATCACTAAACTTGATACCAAGACGACAAACGAGAGGAAACCAAATGTCGCACTTCGGAACTAGCAAGACAGCAGTAAAGAACACACCTAGCGAGTGGCTACAAGTCGGCTCGCAGATTGGTCAGTTGGTAAATCGTTGGGCTGAACGCAACGACCTAGTGGCTTATGTCGGTGAGGAACTTTCCGCACCTGTGCCAGCCCTCTATGACCCAAAAGCCAGCGAGATTGAGGTCAATACTCAAATCGCTTTCGGCACTACAAACCCAACCCTGATTGGCGACCTAAACGATAGGGCTATGATGTTCGAGTTCCCAAAGGCGACAGGTGCGATACTCCACGAGGCTTGCCACGCTCGCTTTACCAAGTGGGATTTAGAGAAGTCGTCTAAGGACTTGACACCTGCCCAGAACGAGGCACTCCACTTGTTAGAGGAGGGTCGCATTGAGGGCTTGGGCATTTTGACTTTCCCAAAGAACAGATTGTTCCTAAAAGCCTGTGCTATGGAAATCGTGATTGGCGAACTTGACGAGGAGGCTCTCTCGAAACTCACCACTACCAGAGCCTCTGCCAAACTCGCTGGTCTAGTTGGTGCGAGAATTGACGCTGGCGTTTTGGACTTGGTTGATGTGAAAGAGATTATTGACCTAGTTCGCACGAACCTCGGTGATGAACTCTATGGCAAACTACGCGACCTATGGCGTAAAGCCCAGAACTACACAATCCACAGCAACGCAGAGCCTCTGTATCCTCTCGCTATCGAGTGGGATAGATTGGTCGAGGAACGAGCAGACGAAATGGGTGAGCCAAAAGAGCCAGAGGGCGGTGCTGGTGGTTTCCCTATGCCAGAGGAAATGGTCAAGGCTATCAAGGAGGCTCTCGAAAATGGTGCTGACGAAACAGGTTTTCAGGTAATCGTTGAGGCTGGCGAACAAGAGCAAGACGAGCGTTGGGAAAACGAGGTCAAGGAAAAGGCTAACGACAGCAAGAGGCGTGAGCAGAACAAGAACGAGGCGAGCAAGGTGTTCTCTAAGAACTCTGGCGATAGTGCTACCTCCTCCTCCTCTACTCTGGTCGAAACTCGCAAGCCAACCTCGGTTGAGCGAGTAGCCTCGGTCAAGGTTTCCCAAATGCTCGAAAAGGCAAAGTATCGTGAGCGTGATTTGACTATCAAATCCTCCGTCTTGCCACAGGGTCGCCTACGCTCTCGAACTCTGGTTCAGGGTAAGGCTCTCGCAAGCAAGGGCATTATGACACCTGTGGAGGCGTGGGAACACAAAACTCGCAAGCACACAGACGAGCCAACTCTGTCTATCGGCGTAATGGTTGATGTGTCTGGCTCTATGGGCGGTGCTATGAACCCAATGGCGATTACAGCGTGGGTGCTGGCTAACGCTGGTCGGCGTATCCAAGCCAAGACCTCAATGGTCTATTTCGGCTCTGGTGTATTCCCAACCCTGCGTATGGGTGAGCGACTTGATGAAGTCAGAGTGTTCTCTGCCCCAGACGGAACAGAGCGTTTCGACCAAGCGTTCCGAGCATTAGACGGACACCTCAACCTCCTAGACGGAAAAGGTGCGAGGCTCTTGGTAATCGTTTCTGACGGACACTACGCAGGGTCAGAGCCAGCCAACGCTAAGAAGTGGATTGCCGAGTGCGACAGACTTGGCGTGGCGGTTCTCTGGCTGACCTTTGATAACTCGACCTCGTATGTCGAAAACTACTTCGCCTCTGGCACTTCGGCTCACGCTGTATCGCTGTCTGGCAAAGATGTTGAGCAATCGGCAATCCTGATTGGCGAGGCTGGGGCAAAGGCTCTCGAAAGTATTGGTAGGCGAAACGCCTACTGACCAAACTTCGGGGGAGGGCAAATTCCTCTCTGCCCTCCTCCGAAATCCAACTTGACACGAAGTTTGGTTGGAAACTAAAATCGAAGTAAGCCAAACGAAAGGACAAACGAAATGGCGAACTATGTATCTAATTGGATTGGCGTTAGCGGAACGAAAGAGGACATTGAGGCTTTCGTTGCGAAAGCGAGCAAGCCTTACACCTACACCTACGCAGGTGGCGAAACAGAAACCACCGAGGATTTCGATAGCGGACTTGCTTTCTGGAACTTCGTTCGACCACCAGACGAGGATTTGGACTACTACTTTGGTCGCAAGAAAGATGAACTGCCAGAGGGCTACGAAACTTGGTCGCAGAGCGAGCAAATGGCACACCGCCTAACTTTCTCTGGCAAGAACTCTCACGATTGGAATGTTCGGAATTGGGGCGTGAGCCACGACATTTGGGAACTGACTAACCCAGCCGAGATTGAGGTTTCGGACAACGGAAAGACCGCCAGCATAAACTACTCGTTTGAAACCAAGTGGGCTATCCCCGAACACGCTTTTAGGGCTATGGTCGAGCAACACCCAGAACTCTCGTTCGACTTCGAGAGCGAGGAGGAACAAGGCTGGGGTGCGGAGTATTCTGGCGTGGAGGGCGAATTCACTATGACCGACGAGTGGGACATACCTGACAGCCACGAAGACCACGCCAAGCGTAATAGCAGTTGCCGTTGCGAGTGGGATGATGAGCCTCACGATTGGTATGACGATTGCCCGAACCAAACCGAGGCTCTCAAAGAACACCACGCAGACTTCGGTTTTGACAACTGCGAGTGCGAGGGTATGGTTGAAGAACCAAACCTGATTTACTAAGTCAGATGAAAGGACAAACAAAATGAGTTACCAAGTCAAAGACCTAATCGAACGCCTATCCAAAATGCCACCAGACACCCTGCTCTGGTCGTCTTGGGCGAGCAAAGAGGATGTGAATGATTACTTCGTTGAGGGCTGTGAGATTTCTGATGATGATTTCACAGCGTTCATTGAGAGTTTCCAAGGCGATTGGGAGTATGCCGCCGAAACCATTTCTGATTGCGTTGATGTAAAGTTCTACTGCTCGGTGTGTGCCTTATTCGACTACAACGCCAAAGAGATTGCTGACGAAACTATCTGCTCGCAATGTGGCGAGGAAAAAGACCTGCTGACAACTTGACACGAACTTCGTGAAAACTTAGAATTGGGCTATGGACAGAAAAACTTTTGAGGAACCAGACTTGGTTACACCTCGCATTACCTACTCGCCTTATCGAACCTATGACATAAACATCTGGTCGCAAGACGATAGCGTAGTCAACATCACAGCCTATCGGCTAAGCGTTTATGAGAGCGACCCAGAGGAGGTTTCTGGAACGGACTATGACAGCGAATACTTCACTTGGTCGCTCTCTACTGACCACGAACCAGATTGGCCCGCTTTGGATTGGTGGGTATGCGACAAGCTCGGCCTCCCTGATTGGACAAGCCTAGACGGACTAGACGAGTGGGATACCTACCACTCCGACACCGCTGACTATTTATCTGGCACGACCAAACCAGCACCAAGAGCAGTTGCGGAGTGGCTTGATAGTCTGACAGAATACGAACCGAGAAAGGTTTAGTTGTGAAAGTAAAAGACCTACAAAGGTATCTGGAAACCTTAGACCCAGAGGAAAACATCTGGTATCTCATCTATGACAAGTCCTCCGTTGCAGACCACTACGCAACCCCCAGAGCAAAGTTCGAGGCTACTCCTGACGAGTGGGAGGACATCTATGCCAACTTTGAGTTGCGTGATTACACTTGGGAAAGCATTTCCGAGGATTTCGGGGCGACTTGCTCGGAGTTCGTAAAAGAATTTGCTTGTAACGATTGCGGAGAGTTAGATAGACAGAGTAAGGTTCTAAATACAAAGACACTCTGCTCTGATTGCGGAGAGGCGAAAGAGGTTATCTACTAATGGTCAAGACAGCACAGGAACTAGCAGAGATGTTTGCCAAAATGCCACCGGGCGAAAAGGTGTGGGCGTATTGGTTTGCCAAAGATGAAGTCGAAATCCACAACAGCCCAGACGGAAAGGGTGTATCGGAGGAGGATTGGAATTTCATTGTCGAGGACATTGGTGATGAAACAGAACGCCTCTACGAGTGTTTTTCAGAGGCAGTTAGCAACAGACTTAGCCAATTCTCGTGCGAGGGTTGCTACGAATACGACTACACAACCAAAGAAGTAGATAACGAGAGTTTTTGCCAGAACTGCGGTGAGGAAAGCGACCTTTTGGCATAGTTATCAAATCGTTACCAAAATGGTTCGGCAGGTAGCCTCAAACTTGTATAATTAAATCAGACCCAAACGAAAGGACAACAAAAATGGGCGACAGAGCAAGTATCTACATCACTTCGGAACAATTCGAAAAACCAATCCGACTTTATGGACACTATTCAGGCGAGGACAACATCAAGGCTGTCGAGTATGTTCTAACTCACACAAATCGAGTGGGCGACCCCTCATACCTCGCAGCACAGATTTTTCATCAGTTCGCAATCGAACTCGGAAACTACACAGGCAACCTCGGCTTTGGTATCAGCGTTGCCAGCGACATTGACCACTATGACGACAACCCACCTGTCATTGTCAATGCGGACACAGGCAAAATCGAGTATGAGCCGAGGGAGGGGTAATGGCTAACGCAAAAACCTACCGATTTATGGTGTTTGGCTCTTTCGGGCAGACAACCATAAATGTAATCACCACCGACATACCTGACGCTGTTCGGATTGCCGAGAACTTCGAGATTGACGGAGTGTTGCCACTCAAAGTCGAACTGATTGACGAGCGTAATCTCAATGTCAAGTTGCTAGGAACTTCTGACGAGTGATTACTTCATACGGAACGGACAGCGAGCGACAGGATAGTTGTTTCTACTCTGACGGCTCTGGCACTATGGTCGCTTGGTCTATGGCAGGGTGCGACTACTATGTGGTGGCCTCTGGCGTTATGGACATCAGATACACAGAGGTAGACGGAACTGAACACAGGATTTACGACACAGGAACTCTGGACAGCCTCGGCTTTGACACAGACAGCAAGGTTGCTGAAATGTCTGCCAAAGATGAGGAAATCTGGGCGTGGGTCAATAACAATTGGTTCGAAGTTTATTCAGACACAGACCTCGATTATTGCTCTGAACCGATTGACACGATTGACAACGCTATCGAATACGCCTTAGAATTAGCAGGTAAGTCAATACCACTCGGTATGGTTGAAGAACCAGATGTGGTCTATTAGAAAATGAGGAACAAATGAAACTTAGATACGCACTAGGCGAAGTCCTAAGAGAAACACGCACCGAAAAGTTTATGACCCTACGCAAGTTGAGCGAGAAGTCCTCTGTGGCTCTCGGTTACATTTCCGAAGTTGAGCGTGGCTCAAAAGAAGCCTCCTCTGAAATCTTGGAGTGTTTGGCAGAGGGTCTAAATCTAGAAGTAGCCGACCTAATAATAATGGCTGGCTGGAAAATGAAAGTCGGCAACGAGGCTTTCGACAAGAACTTACGACTTGACTTGGAACTGACAAAGGCTTAGACTTTATACCAGAGAGGAAATAAAAATGGCAAAAGTTTACGCACTATACGACAGCAACAACAAGTTAGTTGATGTGTTCTCAAACAAACTCACAGCAGTAGAGAGTATGACAGGTCTGATTTCATCAGAAGTTAGAACCTACGCATACCTAACCGCAACACAAGTCAAGTCCCTATGCTACGCCGAGGCAATCGGTATGGAACTGACTTTCCGTAGCAACAACAATGAACCCCTAACAGAAACAACGAGGAAATAAAAATGGCAGACATAATCACAGTTTCAGGTCTGGTAGCGACCACACCACGACACATAGTAACCACAGAGGGACTACCAATCACTTCGTTCCGCTTGGCTTGCTCACACCGCAGGTTCGACCGAACCACTATGAAGTGGGTAGACGGAGAAACAAATTGGTATACCGTTACCTCTTTCAAAAGCCTAGCAATCAACACCGCAGGTTCTATCCAGAAAGGCGAACGGATTTTAGTTACAGGCAAACTTCTTATTCGTGATTGGGACAATGGCGAACGAGCAGGAACTTCTGTTGAGTTAGAGGCAGAGGCTATCGGACACGATTTGAATTGGGGAAACTCAACCTTTACACGAACCGTTCTTGTTCGTGATGTCGCTAACGAGCCAGAACCAGAAATCGTCTAACAGACTTGGTGGGAGGTTTCCCCTCATTTTTCCTCCCACCAACCAGCCGAGGTTTCGTTCATTTTCCTCGGCTCGAAACCCTCCGAGTATCCCCTTGCTCGGAGGGTTTCCCCTTTCGCTGGCGTAAATTCAAAATAAAATTCAAAGCTCGGCAAGCCTCGCAAAAAATAAGAAAACCGGCAACAAAAAAAGAAGCCGGTGCCGACCCCCTACTTGACTTGTCAGCCCCACCCGATAGACTTGGGGTATGAGAGGAAATCAAATGAACAAAAAAGTTATGTTTCTAACCACAGACGAATACGATTGGTATGGCGAGGATAAGGGTTGGGATACCGAAGTAATCTACAAAGATGAAATGGGTATGCCTTTCGACTACTTCTACTCACCAGACGGAATAGGTCGTATCTGGCACGACACTCTAAAAGAGATGTATGACTATGTTTTTCTACCGACCACACCTATAATTGTCGTAAGACAGAAAGGCAAGTATGAGTAGCAACTATCCAGAGGGTTCTATGCGTGGTTCTGGCATTTACTCCCAAGAGGTTTCGTATGACGAGTTCGATTGCGAAAACGAGGAGTGTGGCAAAACCAACGAGGCTGGCGACACCTCAACCGACGATTGGGGCAACTACTCTGTGGAGTGCGAGTTCTGCGGAGTAACCTACCGAGAGGGTAGCCTTGACCAAGACCGAGAGGACTACGAGGCTGACCGAGCGTATGACGAGTGGCGAGATAACCGCTAACAACCGACTACTTCCTGAGCAAGAAGTAAAACTGCTCACAACTTCTAACGAAAGACAAAAATGAGCGAAATCAAATACCCAGAAATCAAAGTCCAACTAACAGGTCAAGACGGAAACGCCTTTGCGATTATGGGGGCTGTCCAAAAGGCACTCCGTAAGGCTGGCGTTCCACAGACCGAGTTAGACGAATACTACCGAGAAAGCACCAGCGGTGATTATGACGGACTACTCCGAACCGCTATGCGTTGGGTTTCAGTTTCCTAAGCGATTGCCCAGATAGAGAAATCTGTCTGGGCTTTCCGCCCGCCTAAATTCAAAATAAAAACAAAAATAAGAAGGCAACAAAAAAAGAAAGTCGCCACCCCCACAATACGCTTGACAAAATGTCCTCACCTGTGGTTAGATTGTCTTGTAGGGCAAATCGACAATCCTACATAGGAGAAACAAATGAGCAACAACGAGTTTCAGTTGCCAGAAAACGCAGTAGCAATCACCTCAAAAAAGGTGAAAGACGCTATCGCTGACTTTGTTCAGGCAAAGGCAGACGAGAAACTAGCAAAAGAACGCAAGGCACAAGCCGAGCAAATTTTGCGAGAGGCTCTTGCTAAGGCTGGCAAGCAGATTGGTTATGTAGGCAAGACTAAGGCGTTCAGCCTAGTAGCCAGCAAGACCACTTCGTTTGACCGAGAGATGCTGGAAACTATGTTCCCAGAGGCTTTCCAAGCCACTCTACGGACAACCGAATACGACTACATTAGAACTGCGTAGTCGCACCAAACCCCACCTGAGTAAGTGGTGAAACTGCTCACACATCATAGAAATCTCCTTTCTATAAATGGTTGGGCAAGGTTGTCTGTCAGGGAGTTATGCTTTCTACCTGACAGGCAACCGCTACCGCTAAATTCAAAATTAAAAGCAAAAAGAATAAGAAAAGCAACCAAAAAAGAAACCGCCGACCCCCAACTCGTTATTGACAAAATGTCGGCACACCGATTAGACTTGACTTAGAACCGAGTGAGGTCGAGTAAATACCTCCCCCTCATTTCACTCCCTCACTCGGTTCTACCTAAAATGAGAGGAAAGCAAATGGCAATACAATACCGCAAGACATTTCAAGGTGCGTGGGAACTTTACACGAGCGACAAGAACGGCTACCTAGTCTGCCGTCAGTATTTCTTTTACACCAAGCGTGAAGCAACGCAGTTGTTTCGTGCGGAAATGAAGAAGATAAACAATGGCTAACATTGTGCCTGTAACCGACAAGGTTGGAGATGTAGTTGATTACAACTACTACTGCTCTAACTTTTGTGCCAAGCAAGACCCGAACTACGCTGGCTGGTTCGGCTGTGTGGAGAACTACTCCACTCCGTTCTGCCAGAACTGCGAAACACCGCTGTTCTGGATAGATGAAAACACCTACACAACCTATCTAGGGAAAGAGAAAGTAAAATGAGCGAAACACAAGAAAAGCAGTATGTAACCATTCCGGTCAGCATTGACCGCGACCTCCTATGGGAAAGCACATTCGGCGGAGGGTTTGAGTATTCCCCTTGGTGGGGTAGGCTCAAATTCGACAGCGGAGGCGAATGGAACAACTACACCACAGGTATCTTCACTATCTCCTGCGAAGACCCAGAGAACGAGCAAGAAATGATTACCAAGACACTAACCATTGACGACTTGGCTCGTGGCTATGGTATCGCTCTGCGTGAGAACTACCACCACTGCGGAACCGCTTGGAACTTGGAAGACCCCGACGCTTGCGTTAGCGACGGAATACTCCAACTCGCTTTCTTTGGCGAACTTATCTACGGATAACTTCTAACGAACGACCCTCAACGAAAGTTGGGGGTTTTTCGTTTGTCGAGGAAAATTCAAAATTAAAAACCAAAAACAAAATAAAAAATAAGAAGGCAAGCAAAAAAGAAATGCCCGCCCCCGACCCTACTTGACCCAACAAGCCGTATGTGGTTGAATTGAACCAGACAGGCAAAACCCCCTGTCGAGGAGAAAACAATGTCAGAAGAAAGCAAGAACCCAGAACTGCTAACCGCAGACGCTACGATTGAGAAACTCACCAACGACTTAGCCGAGGCTAACAGCAGAGTAGAGCGTATGGAAGTCAATCGGGACTACTACGCTAACCGAGCCAACAACTACTCAACTGCGATTGACAAAGCCAAAGACTACATCTTTGAGCAGGTCAAGAACGAGGAACTAGACGCAGAAGACGAAGTTGTAACCAGCCTTGCTGAAATCTTCGGTTGGGAACTAACCACCGAGGTTGAGGCGACCGTTACCGCAACATTCCGAGTAACGCTCACTATCCCAATGGGCAAGTCAGCAGACGACCTAGACGGAGAACTCACCGCCGACCTCACCCTTGATTGGGAACGAAGCCGAGAGGGCTACGACCTTTCGATTGACGACACCGAGGTTGAGTTGGAAATCGACTAGCCAAACAAAACCAGAGCCAGCCCGAAAGGGCTGGTTTCTGCGTTTGGCCCGAAAATTCAAAAATTAAAAGCAAAAAGCAAAAATAAGAAAGCCACAAAAGAAAAAACGCCCCGACCCGACCTACTTGACCGACCGCACCATTCGTGGTTGAATAGTATTGCGGAACACCCCGCAGAAATGAGGAAAAAATGCTACACCCTAGAAACCCAAACCAAATGCCCGACATTGACATTACGCAAGACGAACTCAAACAACTTGTAGCGTTCGCTGGCATTATGGCAATCGGTATCCACTACGGCGTTGACCCTAGTGTTTCAGTTGACCACCTACCGAAAGACATTGAGGAAAACGGCGGTATGCTCGGCTTGATGATGAACACCATCAGAGCAAGTGAGGCAGTTGGCGAACTACTCTCGGAACTCATTGACCGAGCCGAAAAAGCCGACAACGACAAACTCAACGAGGCTTTTGAGCAAATCGTAACCGAGCAGGAGAACTGATGAACAAGGACTACCGCAACGGACAGCAAGAGGTTCTAGTCGCTATTGCCGAGTATCTCGGCAATGGCGGTGAACTCAACGCCGAGAACTTTGAGCAGTTTGCCGAAACTTACGACCGCACCGAGGACAACCCATACAGCCGATACTCCCTAGACACTCTAAGAGAATTGGCTGGTCAGTATTCATTCTTACTGAGCAATGGCAGAACCACTATCGGTAACGGAGAAGACCTCGGTCAAGCCTACGAACTTGTCTGCGAGGCTATGGAAGACCGAGAAGACACCGACCATTGTAAGCACGGCTGGTTCAAATACCAAGAGGGTTTGTGCCACGCTTGCGAAATGGAGTAGCAGAGAACCCCTGACTTCGGTCGGGGGTTTTCTCGCTCTAAATTCAAAATTCAAAAGCAAAACAAAAAATAAGATCAAACAAAAGAAAAAACGCCCGCCCACCACCGCTTGACGAACCTCGCCATTCGTGACAAACTAGACTTGCGGACACAACCAACCGCACAGGAGAAAGAAATGACCGAAACACAGAAATACACTTGCACGATTACCAGCGACTGCACTTGTGAAGTCTATGATGAGGAAACCGACAGCACCTTACTAGACGAATACGGTGACCCTGCCAGACCAGAGTATTGCTTCGGCGACTGTTACAACGAGGCAGTCTACGACTTCACCGACAACTTCCTACCGATGTGGCTCGATTACCACAAATTGGACAAAGATGGAAAAGTCCTACTATTCGCTGGCGGTATCGGATGGAACAAAGTTAGCGCAACAGGTTTCGTTGATGTGTCAGACATCCACAAGGTTATGCAGATAGATGGTGACTTCCGCAATGTGTTCACTATCGAAGGTGGAGAACTGTATGCCATTCGCTACTCGCACGATGAGCCGGTCGGCTCAGGCAAGTGGAACTTCCAGCCAGCAGGAATCTGTGACCGATGCGGTGACGGTATACCAGCCGATGTCTACGAAGATGAAAACGGTATCTGTGCAGACTGCAAAGACTACTAACCGCTATGCCGAACCTCACCGCAAGGTGAGGCAAGGCTGGCCGGTAAATTCAAAATAAAAAAACCAAAAAGAAATAAAAATAAGAAAGCAAACAAAGAAGAAAGCTGGCGACCCCCCACCTACTTGACTCATCTACCGCTGCGTGGTTGAATAGTAGTGCGGAGCCAACCAACCGCACGAGGAGAAAAAATGTCACAATTTGAAGTAGAAGTTACTGGACTCATCATCGTTGAGGCCGACACCAAGGGTGAGGCAATCGAGCAAGCCGACAAGGAACTTGCCGAAGTCCTACACCACTGGGACATCAACGGAGTGAACTAATGGCAAGGGAGCGTATGTTCGGGTATGACCCGACTTGCGACAGTTGCTCGGTTTACTATGACGGTGACCCCCTAACACTTCTGGAAGTAAACAATCCAGTCCCAGACACCGTTCGCGACATCAGCAAGATTAGAACCCTAATCAACTTCTGGCTATGCGGTGACTGCGCCCCAGAGTATCCAAACGGAGCAAAGGACTTCTTCGTTGATAGTTACTTCACCGAAGACGAACTCTACCTCTGTATCTACTGTAAAGGCTTTATTGACGAAGAAACCCGAGAGGAGTTTGACGACACAGATGTCTGTCTGACTTGCTCCCCTCGAACCGTCGAAGTCTGAGTTTCCCTCACCACCTGAGTATGTGGCTAAACTACTCTCCCCTCTTTTCTAAATTGAAATTGAAAAAGAAAAAAGAATAAGAGCAAACCAAAAAAGAAAAGTCGCCACCGACCCGCTACTTGACCTCTACGGCCATAGATGAGAGGATTGTTATGCGGGCCCAACCCCCCGCAGAGGAGAAACAAATGTCCCTAGATTGGAACGCAACTCGCGTCGCTAACTTCAAAGAAGGCGACGAGGAGTGGAAAGAGAACGTCGCTTACTTTTGCTTTACTCTAATGGCAATCGGCGTCGGCTCGGTTACCGAGAAGAACCTCGGCGACATCTACACCCGTATCAAAATCCTAAACGCCTTGAACGGCCCGCTTCGTTACCACTACGACGAGGACACCAAGACCAAGACCCCCGTTTATGACTTTGACTTCATCCAGAGCGTAGTCGGTTACGGAACCAACGTCAGCAACGAAACGTTCGGCCAATGGATAAAGCGTATCGGTAACCGCGAAATCCTAGACAACCAGCGCTACTTCGAGAAAGCCTTAGAGAAAGCCAAAGGCCTAGAAGCCGAAGCGGTTTAGTCGAGAGCCACCTAGCCAGAAATGGTTAGGTGGCCTCACCCCCGTTCTAAATTCAAAAATTAAAAACGCCTCGCAAGCTCGGCTAAAAATAAGAAAGAATAAGAAAGCCACAAAAAAGAAATGCCCCCGACCCCCCGGTTCTTGACCACGGCAGCCGTTTTTGTTAGGCTGGTTATGCGGGCCAACCAACCGCAGAGGAGAAATCGTGGAACTACTAACTAATGAAATCAAAGAGCAACTACCAGCGCTCTACTCAACAGACGGAAAGGACTTGACCGAAGTAAAAGCAGTAGTCAAGTTTTTCTGCCCCTGGTCGAGCTGGACTTGGTATGCCGCCGAGTTTGACGGAGAGGACACCTTCTTCGGTCTTGTCGATGGCTTCGAGCGAGAACTAGGTTACTTCTCGCTGAAAGAGTTGAGCGACCTCACAGGTCCTCTGGGTCTCAAAATCGAAAGAGATTTGCACTGGGACAAGACCGACCTCGCAACGCTAATGCACGAGTAGCAAGCCGAAACACCAAGCCCGCCTGAAAAGGCGGGTGAGGTGCGGCTCGTAAATTCAAAATTAAAAAGCAAAAATAAGATCAAGCAAAAAAGAAAACCGCGCCGCCCCAACCTACTTGCCAATGCCACCCCTACCGGCTAGGCTAGAAGTGCGGACATCACCGCAGAAATGAGGAGAAAATGTTTCGAGTATGGAACGACGGAAATCCAGAGAACAAACTATTTGTCGGCTACCGAAGTGATTTAGCAAAAATGCCAACTCACAAGGTCTTAGCACTACCAGAATACGGACAGGTTCTAATGCCTTACGATTTTGTAAAGTATGAATACCCTCTACCGAGAAACTACGGACAGACAAACTCGCAATACAATCGCACCGCCGAGCCTGTAAAAATCACGCTTGTTGGTAATGACCCTGAGTGGAGAACCGCAGTTGCGAATTGGACAGAGAGCGAGTTGTATTTCCACCAGCCCTTCGGTTTGGAGTTGTTACTGCGCAAGCCACTCTTACAGGTTGGTAGAAGTATGCGGTTACACTACGCAAGGTTCTTACTGCCTCTGCCTACCGACCACGTTTATCACAGGTGGTATTCCAAGAACGGAGAGCCTGTTTACGACAAACGAGAAAGCCCGTTCTTTCTTGCCTACTATGTAGGACAAGGCGAAAACAAGTTGTTCGTGGACGAGGTGGATGTGGAGTGTGCTTACAATGCCAATCCGTCAAGTTGGAACGCAAGCGGTCGCAGAGCCTACACTATCCCTGCCGATTGGTTGAGCAATCGCATAGACGAGAACGCTCACAAATACGACCTGTTCGCCTAGCACCGAGAGCCTTGCCCGAAAGGGTGAGGCTTTTCGGCTGGCCGAAAATTCAAAACAAAAAACAAAAAACAAAAATAAGGCAAACCAAAAAAGAAAGCTCCCTGACCTCGACCTACTTGACCACCACCGCCGTCAGGTGTAGGCTGGAAGGGCGGACACCTCCGCGGAAATGAGGAGAAAATTGCTTACTGAATACGAATTCAACAAAATCATTGAGGCACTTGGACACGCCGAGCGTAACTCGCACCCACTCAATCGTTCGACTTGGCAGGTTCTCGCCAGACGAGCGAAAGAGGAACTGCCTCTACTGATGACAACAACCACCGCTAGTTGCCAATGCGAGGATAGACCTTGTTGCTCTTGCGACGCAGATGTTTATCAGCCAGCCGACAGCACCTACGACAGCAACGACCCAAACAACTACGACCCAGAGGAACACTTCGGTCGTATGGAACAGCAAGAGTTAGAGCGTGAGGCTTGCTCTGTTTGTTCTACCTACTTTGAGGACACCGACAACGAGGATGATGTTGTTCAAGGTTTCCACCTAGATTGTGCCGCCTACCCCTCATAAAAGGAGAACCCCTTAGCCGAAAGGCTAGGGGGAACTCTCCGTCTAAATTCAAAATTCAAAAACAAAAATAAGATCAATCCAAAAAAGAAAGCTCCGCCGCCACCCTACTTGACCTAGCACCGCTTTCGTGAGAGGATTATCTTGTCCAGCCCGCAAGGGGAAGCCCTCTACGCAAAGAGAGGAGGAGAAAATGACCAAGTTCGTTTTTGCTAAAACCAACATCGGTGGTTTTCTTCGGGTAGATACAAGCGAGTTCAAGTTCGCTAAAATCTACACCGCAGTAGCCAAGCACAACGACCTCGTTTGGATTGACGAGTTCGACGCTGTGGATTTCCTAACCGAAATCCGCGACCGCGGAGTGAAGTTTGAGGTAACTCAAATCAACCTCTAAGTGCCACAACCTGAGCAAGTTGTAAAAAGGCTCAAGAGTTGTGAGTGCGGTAAACAAGGAAACTCTCTGATGGTGTAGCGCAAGCCTAAAAACGATTGCGTAGGAAAGTAACTCTTCGGACTACTGACCGACAACCCGAGCAAGTTGTAAAAAGGCTCACCCACCCAAAATAGAAAAGAGAAAAAATGGCAGAAATAGTTTTCACACTCGCCAGACTATCCGCCGAAAGCACCGTTCCTGTCGAACTACTAGCCGAGAACATTGACCTTGTTCGGCTTGTTCGTGACGGAACAGATTTCGAAACCTTGCTGTCGTTCATCAACGAAAATTGGTAGCAGGTAGCCCTCTCCGAAAGGAGGGGGCTTTCGCCAATTAAAATTCAAAATTAAAAGCAAAAATAAGAAAAAATAAGATCAAGCAAAAAAGAAAACTCCACCGCCACCCTGCTTGACGAATGTCACCCTGCTCGGTTAGACTTGAATCGTGGGCAGACAAACCACAAAGGAGATTGGAATGAACGACCGTATCGCTTATCTGGTCAAGGAACTCTACAGCCGTTACCACGCCCGAGAGATTGGTGCCGAGGAAACGCTAGACCTGCTAGAGATAGCACTCAACAAAATACTAAACGCCGAAAACGAGGAGTAAAAAATGGGAACTGAATTACACGAAATCATTAGCAACTACGGGTTTCCCGTATTCGCTAGCGAAGAATTTGATTCGCTGATTACTTGGAACGGCTCTAACACCTTTCTATTCTGGGCACCGCTAGCCGAAGACGCTCGCAATGGCGAGTGGCTAGCTGGTGGCTACCGCCGACCAAAGCGCTGGGAGAACACCGACCTAGACACCTTCAACGGAATCACCGACATCAAAGAAGCAGAGAAGTATGCCAAGAAGTGGCACGAATCTCTGCTCGTCGATACTGACGAAGAAGAGTAACCCCAAGACCCCCGACCTGCCAGACTTCCCCTAGCTGGCAGGCTCGGGCTTGCGGTCTAAATTCAAAATTCAAAAACAAAAATAAGATCAAGCAAAAAAGAAAGCACCGCGGGCTACCTGCTTGACTACGCCCACCACTTCGGGCAGAATAGAACTACAACTGAATAGCAGAGCCGGTTGCCCATCCCCCCGACAGCCGGCTCTGCACCCTAAACCCAGCCACCCAACCTAAGGAGTAGAGATGCAAATCCAATCCACCACCAAAATCGAAGAAGGTCGCTACCAGATTGCTAGCAAGCCTTGTCCAGACTGCAACGCCGTTGTTACTCTGGAGATTGATGGGTCTTCGCTTTACCTTGCCAATCAAGGTGCGAGCGTTCAGCAGGTTCTTCCAAACCAGACTGCCGATGTCAGAGAGCGTTTCGTATCTGGCTACTGCGCTGATTGCTGGAACCTAATCTTCGCCGACGACGACGAAGAAGAGTAGCCCCTAGCCGACCCCTAGCCGAAAGGCTGGGGGTTTCGGCGTTGCGGCGAAAATTAAAACAAACCAAAAACCAAAAATAAGAAAACAGCAAAAAAGAAAACACAACGCCGCAACCTGCTTGACCACGGGACCCTGCTCGGCTAAACTGAAAGAGCGGTAAGACCCCCGCAAAGGAGATGACTATGTTGTCAGATTTCGATTACAATCGGATTGTCCAAGCACTAGGACACGCCGAGCGCAACGCAAGCCAGAGCGAAAAGTCCAACTGGCGTTCCGTTCTACGGAACTTCGAAACAGAATGCTCGACCACCGCAAAGCCAACCGAGGAACTACTTGATGATGACTTCAAGCCACTAACCCTTGACGAACTAATCGTCAAAGTCCGTAAGTCAATGGACAGCACCCGAGAGCAACGCAAGGGCTTTATTGCCGAAGGCGATAAGTCAATGAAAGACTATGCCGATGGTTGGATGCACGCTCTCACTTTTGTTCTCGCCAACGCCGACCAGAAGTGGTGGAACGAAACAGAAAAGCTGAACAGGTAAGCACCGCCGACCCCCTGCCGAAAGGCAGGGGTCAAGGCGCAGCCGAAAATTAAAACAAAACAAAAATAAGAACAGCCAAAAAAGAAACACACGCGCCCGGTGGCTTGACCTAGCAAGCCACCTGTGGCAGACTAGCAGTGTGGCAAACCACCACAAAGGAGGAAACAAATGATAAAAGTCCTAGCGTGGATACTACGCAGAGTGAGCGCCTCGGCGTTCGCGCTGGCGCAGAACGCGTCATACGCAACCTACTTACTAGAAAGGAAAGCAAGTGCGGAACGAAACAACGACACAAATCGAAACCTATTTGAGTCAAACCTCTAACATAGCGCCAACCCAACTGAAACAAATCGCCTCAACCCTGGGCTACCTCATCGAGAACCTAAGACCAGCGACAGCGTAACAAGTGTGCCGACCTAGACAATCCCCTAGTCTAGGTCGGCCTTGCCGCTATAAATTCAAAAGCAAAAATAAGAAGCAGCTAAAAAAGAAATGACGACCCTGCCGCCTACTTGACTAAACCTCCGTATCGTGGCAAACTAGACCTACAACTGAATAGCGGAGTAGGTGTCCCCCTACACCTACTCCGCACCTAAACTCCCAACCGCCGAACGAAAGGCAATCCAAATGACCCAACTAACCATAGAGCAGGAACGCTACGGAATAGCGAACCGACAACTACTAGAAGTTTCGCACCGACTACTGACCGACCTGAAAAACGGACACACCACCACCGAAATCTCGGCAGTAACCATTGACGAACTACTGACCCTAATCACCCTAGTCTGTGATGAAGGAAGTTCCCACTACGACAGACTACGCAAGTCAGTTGCCACCGAAGTCCTAGTCTTTGCCGAACGAGTATTACCTGACTACGCATAAGGAGAAAGCAAATGCTCAAATACATACCAATCGCTTTTATCGCTATCGTCTGCCAGACACTAGCCAACACCGCCAGCACCGGACTTCGTATCTACCTAGACCAAGGCGACCTAGAAACTGCCAACAGGCTACTATCTAGCGTCTGGCTATTCACCACCGCTTCAATCACTATGTATGCCCTAATAGCAATCCTTCTAGTCTTTGACCTAAGGAAGCTCGGCAACTAGCCCAAGACCCCTAAGCCCTATCTGTCCCCCACAGGTAGGGCTTAGGCTTGCGCGGAAAATTCAAAATTAAAAGCCGAGCAAGCCCGGCAAAACCAAAAATAAGAAAGAATAAGAACCTTGAATATTCTCCCGGAGGCACACCAGTCCACTACGTTCCGATCGCTCTGCCGAGTAGTCAGGAGACCACTCGACACCCGCTCTCTCCACTACGCGGTTTTATACACACCTTAGCATGCACGGTGGTATCATATACATATGAAAAAAGAAACTCCGACGCACATCCAAGAAGCCGTAGATAATGTCATGGCCCTGTACGATCAGTACCTATCTGGAACCATGGATCTCAAAGCACTTGATCCGATGGCAGTTTTGGATCTAGAGCGCGACTTCCAGCTAGCTGATAGGCATCTGGACTACATCAAACACCAAGGATTATCTACTCTGCGGCAATCTTTATTCGCTTCACTCCTAGAAGACTAAGCCTCTCCTCATGCGGCCCCCCTATAAACTAGGGGGATTTTGCATTTGCACGGAGATAAGGTACACTATAAGGACGTTGCAGTAAGGTCTGTGACGTATTAGGGAGAACCCAACAAGTAACGACCGAGTACTAACTCATAAACCAGGAAAGGTAGGTCGCCAGATGAAAAGGTTACTAATAGTAGGAGTAATAGCATTAGCCCTTACAGCTTGTACATCAACAAGCTCAAGAGTCAGTGCCGAAACTCTAACTCAACCTGTACAACTAAATAACAACAAAGCGCTCGAGAAGAGAAGCTCTGTGATGTTATCGCTAAACGAAGCGATTACTAAACTAACTTTACTTCAGCAACAGCAGCGCGCAGCTCAACAGCTAGAGAACAATAAGATCAAGATTGTCAAAGCCGTGAAGAAGGTGAAGAAGTACAAGGGTAAGACCTGGTACGTATTCTCCGGATCTTCTCCCTCCGGCTGGGACTGCTCCGGTCTTGTTCGATGGACGTATGAGCAAATGGGAGTAACACTCGAACACTCGGCTACAAAACAAATGCGCTCCGGCACAGTTGTTAAGAAGCCGGTGGTCGGAGATATAGTTGCCTTCTACTACCCCGGTAGTAAAAGCTCATTCCATGTTGGCATATACGTTGGCGGTGGCAAGATGATTCATGCCTATCGTCCAGGTATAAAAACCAGGATTGATTCAGTAGCCGGTGTGGCAAAGGAGAACCGGGCCAAGTACAAGTACATCAGAGTCTTGTCCCAGCCTAAGCCAGTGCCGGATAATGAAAGAGTTGTTGGCAGCTTAGCTAAGGTGGAACAGCCAAGTGCTGCTTAGCTGAATAGATCTTAGGATCTAAACAACTAAATACATGCGGATAGGTCCTAGTAGAAATGCTAGGACCTATTCCTTTTCTATGGTATGATGTTTAAGTAAACGTACGGAAAGAGTAGTGATGGATATATTAATGATCTTGGCCCTGGTCCTTGGAGGGTTAGTTCTATTCGCACTAGCCGTAGTTGTTGTCTCAGTGGTAGTTGCAGCTATTGGTCCACCAGAGACACTGGACTACAGCTTCGACGACGACGAGATCTAGCCGATAGGAAATCATAATGGAATCTTTAGTTCTACTCGTTGCACTTGCGGTTGTCGTTGGATGCGGTGCCGCTTATCTGTCACTTCGTCGAATCCGACACATCCCAAAGGCCCAGCCGCTCCTTGGAGTCGTTGCACCTGAGAAGCCGCAGGATGCCCTACAATCGATTAAAACCAATAGGAAGGTAAAATAATATGTCCCGTCTTCTATACGCCCTCAGAGACGTCGTCTGGTCAGCCGTGCTTGCGGTTGTGTTCACCGGCCTGTCGATCTTGCTTGCGGTCATTGATCCGACTGCCTTGGCACTGCCTATCGCTTTTGGAACTGCTGCTATCACATCAGCTCTCCTCGCTCAGCGTGCCTAGAGCTTGTGCTAAAATCTTTATAGACACACAAACACATAAGGAGTATCATGTCTGATGAACTAAAGCCACTCGTTGGTTCAGTTGCCCCTACCCCAGAGCCTATCGAGCCTGCGGTTGAGGAAGTTGTAGTAGAAGAAGTAGTAGAACCAGAAGCCGAACCAGAAGTAGTTGAGGCCCCAAAGCCTAAGCCACTTCCTATCAAGGTCTCTGTCCCTGTAGCCGTTGATATCAATGCGGTCAAGGATGCTTTGCCTGAGCCTGCCGGCCCAGCCGTTGTTGGCAATGGTGTAGTTGACGAAGTCTTTCTGTCTGCTTGCGTCTATCGAAACATCAACTCTCAGAAGTCGCTTACGGTGTACCACCTACAGCGTCGTCTATCCGAGCTAGGTTTCGTTGAAGCCGATCTAGACAAACAAGGTTTCTTTGGTGGAGCTACAAAGCTAGCCGTTAAAAACTTCCAGGCCTCTAAGAAGCTTGATGTCACCGGCGTAGTTGATGCGGTCACGTTCAAGACTATCTTCAAAGGCGACCCTAACGTTAAGGTCATTCTTTAAGCCGATGCAGGCACGCACGCAGCCGTCAGGACTGGAGTTGAACTTTTCTCTTCAGTCCTTTCAGCTATTTATACACATGACTGGAGTTGAACTCGATGGCTAAAAGCCTGATGGAACAGATATCTTTGATGACGCCAGAGCAGCAGGCTCTGGCTCTTCAAGGCATGGACCCTGATGTCTTGCTTTGGGACTGGTCTGTTTGGGGCCGGCCGGAGCAGCAAGCACCTGAAGGTGACTGGGCCATCTGGGCCTACATTGCTGGTCGTGGTGCTGGCAAGACCAGGACTGCTGCTGAGTGGGTAAGAGAGCAGGCCAAGTACACAACAGAGGGACAGCGTCGCTTCGCTCTTGTTGCACGTACTGCAGCAGACGTTCGTGACGTTATCGTTGAAGGTGAGTCAGGTATCATGAATGTTACCCCACCTTCTGAACGTCCACTCTATGAACCTTCCAAAAGAAGGTTGACCTGGCCCAATGGCAACACTGCCACCTGCTTCACAGCAGATGAGCCTGACTCACTTCGTGGTCCTCAGTTCACCCATGCTTGGGGAGATGAGATTGCTGCCTGGCGTCAGACCCCTGACGCAGCAGGCATGACTGCCTTTGACAACCTTCGTGTTGGTACTCGTCTTGGTGCACATCCCAAGATCATGGTTACCACTACACCTAAGAGAGTGCCTCTACTCTACAAACTCATAGAGGAAGCTAAGACAGGTCGAGTAGTAATCACTCGTGGTTCTACTCTCGACAACTCAGGTAACCTATCAGGTGCCTACCTTGATGCAATCACAGGTGTGTACGCAGGTACTCGCCTTGCTGCTCAAGAGCTTTATGGAGAGATGCTTGATGATGTCGAAGGCGCACTCTGGACTGAGGAGCTTATCGAATCTCATAGAGCACCTTTCATGCCTCAAGGTACTCCACTTCGTATCATTGGAGTAGACCCTTCTGTTGCTGAGAATCCTCGTGATGAGTGTGGCATTGTTGTCTGTGCTGCAACCTCAGATCGCGATCTGTATCGTCGCGAAGCTTGGGTACTGGAAGATGCTTCCATACTAGGTTCACCAGAGAAATGGGCCAATGAAGTTGTTCGTATGGCTCGTAAATGGGGTTGCCCTGTTGTAGCAGAAGTGAATCAAGGTGGAGCCCTTGTTCGCAATGCTATCAATGCTATTGATCCCAACATCAAAGTGTTGGAGGTCCATAGCAAGTATGGTAAGGCACTTCGTGCTGAGCCTGTTACCCTTGCTTATGAGCAGGGACGTATTCATCACGTTGGTTACCACCCTGATCTCGAGAGTCAGATGTACTCCTGGGTCCCGGGAGAAGGCAAGTCCCCTGACAGAGTAGATGCTCTTGTACATGCAATGACAGCTCTACTCATCAAACCTCCAATGGGTTTCTCCGGAGGAAAGATTACTGCTAAGTCAATGGGCTCTAGACGCATTGATAATGGCAAACCTGGTCGTTCAGGTGGAGTTTTCAGAGTTCGCTAACTATATAACTGGAGTTGAACTTAGTCACACACTATCAGGCTTTGCCTGATGCTCGCTAGTCACTCGCTAAGACTTCGCTTTGCTCAGACCCCTTTCTTATTTCTCGCCAAAGGCTCGAAGTGTCTTAGCATATGTCCTACATATACTAAGACTGGAGTTGAACCAGCCGATACCTAGCCGATACCTAAACCGATACAAAAGAAAACCCCCCGCCGGCTGGCAGAGGGTTTTCGAGGGTTTGAGGCTATCTCCCCCAATTCTCCTCCGCTTTGAATTCAGCATAGGCTACTGCCTCATCAGTTAGGCACTCCTCGCATTGGTTTCGGTCAGCAATAGGTAAGTCCTTGCGGTCAAGGGTTACGCCACAGGAGTAGCAATCAACAATAGGGCAGATAGGGAGAGAGTTCACTTGGAGCCTTTCGGTTGGGGCTTGCGGTTGCTTGCCTATGGCAAGTCTATTCGCTTGCGGTGGCAGTTGTCAAGTCAGCTTGCCTCATTGGTCGGTAACGATTAGGTAACGCTTGGGCTAGGGCTGGGAGTCAGGGTCAGGGTCAGGGCTGGCTGGGTCAGGGTTGGCTGGCTGGGCTGGGGTCAGGCTTGCGGTGGCGTGTTTGGCTGGCTGGCTGGGGTCAGGGCTAGGGCTAGGGGGTCAGGGTCAGGGCTAGGGCTAGGGTCAGGGTCAGGGTTGGCTGGCTAGGGCTAGGGGGTCAGGGTCAGGGTCAGGGTCAGGGCTAGGGCTGGGGGCTGGGCTGGGTCAGGGTCAGGGTCAGGGTCAGGGCTGGGGGTTAGTGTGCGGTGGAGTGTTTGGCTGGGCTGGGGTATCCGTCTAGGTAATCCGTTGCCTAATCCGTCTATGGCTGGGGGTCAGGGTCAGGGCTGGGCTGGCTGGCTGGCTGGCTG